CAAGACGTGCTGCAATTGAAGCTGCTGTGTTTGAGTGTGAATCAACTACTACAGACATAACACCTGATGTGTCATCTACTGCGTGTAATAGGTGTGGTTGTAATTCACGAATGATTAAATCGTAGATAGAACCATGTGCACCGTCATTAGCTGTTTTAAGGTCTAATGCTGTGTTAGCACCGTTTGATGTTGATTTTAGGGAAATAAGAAACATGCTTAACGCACCTGTTGTTTCTAGTGTTCCTACTGTGTTTGCTCCACCATTAGCTGGTGTAAAGTCATAAGTTGCTGCCATTTTCTTCTCCTTTATCGTAAATAGCACACTACGCTCAGTAGTGTTTGTATAATATTATTTAGTCAATATAGGAAAATTAGCTACTTTAAGGTCTTTTTCGCCCGATTTTGAATACTTCTAAACATAGATATGTAACTAGGGCCTGCTCTTACAACATCATCAAGTGCTTTAATTGCTGGTAAATAGGCCTTTACCATTTGACTTGGAATAGGTTTACCTGCCGCGGCAAGTTCTAAAAATGCTTTGACTAACATTATGTTCTCAGTGCCTACAAGATATCTATAAAATACATAATCTCTACTTGCAGCACTAACATCTGGTTTGCTTAATACAGGCTCATTGTCCGCAACCCAGTTGCTTTCTAGATCTTTGATTACAACAAATTTTTCAAAATCATCTATGATGTCACTGCTTCTAAGTTTAGCTCTTGCGGCATAGATAAGTTTTGTTGCATATATTTTTTTCTTTTCTATATTCAAACTATTCCAATCACTGATGTTTCTACGGATAGTTTTATAATCTGTGTTTGAAATCTTTAAGATGTTTTCTAGTTTGACAAAAAATTGAGTAGTACCGCTTGGTCTAGTTCCACTGCTGAGATTCTGCAGATAAGCATTTAAGTATTGCAAAGGAAGAGAAGTGTTTGCTCTACTACGTTTTGCTGCTCCTGGGTCTTTTAGCTTTCCAATTGCTCTATCATCACCGTTGACAAAGTAAACAAAGTTGTATAGGTCAGTGCCACTTATTTTAAATCGCTGATAATCGTTGTCTCTGCTTTTCCTACAGTAATCTCTTACAACAGATGTAGCCAAGGGTACTTGGCTCATAAGATCAAGAACTAATAAGGTTAGATACAAACGCTCACAACAATCAGCATAGGTCAACACCTTCATGTTGTTGTTATTGCGTGTCATACGTGCTTCTTCTAGTTCTTGTAAAAATTGCATTACATTCTGCTCTTGTTTTGTAAGGCCATTTTAGTTGTATCACTCATGTAATTTTGCACATACATTTGTTGCATACTTTTACCATCATTAGCATCTAAGAATGGTGTTAGTCCTGTCTTAGTAGTGATGTCTCTTGAAAACTTTTCTTTTTCTTGTCTATCAGTTCCATTCACTGTTTCCCGCTTCAACAAACGCATCAAAGATGCAGCTTGATCTGCTGTTATTTTAATTTCCGAACCATCTCTAGTTTTGACACTATCTAGCGGATTAGGATTGCCTCTACTGTCTAGTACCTTTCCTAGTTGATCAACTATGCTAAACCCATCTTTTACTGGATCAAAATCGTCATCTTTGTCTAATTCACTGCCTAGTCCTTTGAGTCCTAGATCAGCAAAGTCACTTTCATTTACAAGATCTTTAATTTTCATTTTCTCTTCCTTATCGTTGTACAGCTCTGTTGGCTGCTGTAAAACCAGCTCTGTTTACAAGTTTAATATCGCCTTCAGGATGAGCTAGTACGTATCCTTCGCCGCCTTCAATGTCGCCAATGTTCGCTTTTACATCAGCATCATGTGAATCTAATTGATTGATTATATTATTTTTAACTTCTCTAATCTTATTCATTACTTCCCACATAGCGTCAAATCCCTGTTGATTCTGTGCAATATAATCTACTATCCTTTGTTGCATAGGCTTGCTGACTTTACTTGCAGCTAGCCAACTAGTGAAATCTTTGCCTAAATTTTCTAAACCTGTGTCAACTTTTGAGTTTGTGTATGTGTAAAATATCTGCGGTAAACCTTTTAATTTTAAACCTGTAAGTGTTTCTGTATTTAAAAATTTATCTATTGCTGTCGCATCTTTGTTTATAATAGTTCTTAGTTCTTTAATGTTGTCATCTTCTACTTGAGGCGCTCGTTCTACTGTAACAGGAGGTACAACAAAAACTTCATTGCCTTCAAATATATCTGCAATGCCTGGTGGTAATGGTTTCTCATTGCCTTCTTCATCAACCAATCTATGTATCACTACACCTGTTTTGCTTTGTGCAATACGCTGTCCAATTGGACTGTTGGTATCTACTCTGTAGGTAACAATATTTGGTGTAAACACAAATTTATTATCTTCAACAGGCGGTGTGTTATAGTATAATAAGTCACCTTTAAAATAACCTACAAAATCTTTTGGAACTGCTTTTTCATATTCATCATAGATGTCTGCCATATTACCTACGAAGACTTTGTAGTTTGCGGCTTTGTCTGGATCTGGATTGTTTGCACCGGGGCGGGCCATAAGCATTTGCTGTAGAGCTTTCGCACTCTTTGCTCTTCCATCGTATCCTTTTGCTCCAAATCCTGATTTGTCTGTGAGTATGAACTCTCCATCTGCATTGCGGCCAAAAATGATTGCGGGAGATCCATCCCATTTGATCGTGACATCTGTATGTCCTCCTTGCTCAAGATTTTTCAAACTTTGTACGACACGAACAGCACCAGCCGAACCATCAAATATAACAAAATCTTCTGCGTGTTGAATACGAGCATCTGCTTCAACAAGAGGCTGTGTGTTTATATGTTTGAACTCGTAAAATCTCATAGCATTCTCACGCTGTTTAGGCTTAATCCTGCAAGCTCTTTGATGCGAGTAAGTTCTGCACTTTCAGGAAGGCCCTTGCCAACCTTTTTCATGTTTTCTAACCATGGAGCAATTAGTTCTTCAAAGTTAGGATCACTTCTTACGTATGCAATCATGCTTTCAACTGTGTGAGTGTCTGCTTCTCTTGCTCCTGGTCCAAGTAATACCTCTGCAATTTCATCCCAGTCATCTGCTACCACAGCATCCCCATTGTTAGGATCAACTACGCCTTTGGTTGGACTAAATTTATAACCTCTACCTCTTGCAAGACTCGAAAGTAGAACAGCTCTATCAGCACCTGTGTAGTGTTCTGTGCCTCCGCGCTTGGCTCCACGTTGTAGATTAGGATTGTCTGTTAGCATAAAGTCTGTTTGCACAAATCCATTGTTGGCATCACCTCTTATTGGTGTGCGAAAATGTATTTGCAGTCCTGCATTAGCAACCCAACCTTGAGTGAATGTTCTGCCCTTGTTCATAATTTCTAAATCAGGTATGCCCTGTTGTTGGCACCAATTAGATAGTTTTGCAATTATTTCTTCTTTTGGTAATTTTCTAATATCAACATTAAGATCAATGTCGCCCGAACTGTTTTCTTCAAACGTACCGTCTGGCTTGTTTTTCTTGCCTGTAGTTCCAAGCATATCTTCATCAACAAATTTAAAACCAAACGTACTATTCAACCAATCCACTGTGGGTTTTACATCAGCAGTAGCAATCCTTTGTGTGATAGGACCTTTTTCTGTTTTGAATACGTTGCCGCCTTCTTTAAGAATCATCGTCTTGCCTCTGCTTGTTTTCTATAATCTTTTCTATTCCACGTTTGAATTTGCGTGGGTCTCCGCTTTTAATACTATTAAGAAAGCGTCTTTCTAACTCACCAGCAGTGACAGAATCATAGGATTTATTAATTGTATTGATAAGATTTATACTGCTATTAATAATATTATTAGCAGTTGTTTCAATTAATCGATCATTGTCCTTGTTTAATCCAAGGTTATTTAATTCTTCTAAGATACTACGAGTGTGTTTTTTCATTGCACTTTCCTATACAATGTATTTATTGTATCTAAAATAAATATAGTTATAGAACGGAGGGCAAAAATGGAAATATCCAAACTTAATTTCAAAGAAAGATCCTTATTATTCGCGAATTTGGCACAGATTGCTTATTGTAACGAAAGAGATGCAAAAAGTCAAGCGAAAAATTACTCATTTAACACAGTAGAATTTTATGATAAAGACGGAGCTCAAGCATACCGCTTTATGAACAAACATGATTTGGTAATTGCTTGCCGTGGTACTCAGCCCTCAGAATTCAACGATATCAAAGCAGACCTACGAGCTGTGCCTGTGATGGCAGAAACAATTGGTAGAGTACACAAAGGTTTTAAAGCAGAAGTAGATGAACTATGGCCAATGATACTTGAAGATATTTCACGAAAAGCCAATGCTGGCAAAAAGATTTGGTTCTGTGGACATAGTTTAGGTGCGGCAATGGCAACTATCATGGCAAGTCGCTGTCATTTATATCCTGACATTGATCCTGTGCAAGAACTTTATACATATGGATCACCTAGAGTAGGATGGCGCAAATATGTAAACACATTAAAAGTCAAACATCATCGTTGGGTTAACAACAACGATATAGTAACTCGTGTGCCAATGAGGATAATGGGTTATGTGCATCACGGCCAAGAACACTATCTAAACGCATATGGTAATGTACGTTCCCCGTCAGGCTGGCAACTTTTCAAAGATCGTATG